GCGAAACTCGCAGAAGAATAATTACAAAGTAATTGTGTAGGGGGTCAAACGACCCCCTTTTTTTATGGGTTGACTACTTCAGTATTTTCTGTGATTGCTAAACTAGAATCAATATAATTTGAACTTTTGTCATACCTAACTATATCTCTCAAATCATTAATAAACATATTCAAATATCCTCCTTTTAAAACATCGATTTCTCTTTTCTTTTCGTTTTCATCAAATTCATATTCTAAATTAGTTACTGCACGAGCAATATTATCTGTTACAACTGTAAATTCATCTTTATCATCGAGTTGTTTATAACCTGCTTGTGATCTTAAAGTATATCTTGTTGTATTTGAATACTTATGTATTGTGCCATCAATTTTAAAATTAGCATCTACAATTAGGTTAGGTGGTAAAATTTGATGGTTTTGCTCATCTCTTATCTCAAAAGTTTTATAATATTTTATCTTATTCATCTCTGTTTCTGAACCATATTTATTTAATGCATAGTCATTTACTTTATAATCTGGAAGTGGCCATTGATGATTTATATTTGTAATTCCTGCAACTAAAATAACTACATAATCGAGTTTTGAATCACCATAAAGTGCCTCTGCAACCATATCAGGGCGATCACCATCTCCAATTACAAATTTATCAAAGGCAGCAGCTGCACTTTTTACATAGTCTGCTAATTTTGTCCTACGAAAAAGATTTTTAATTACTATATAATCACTTGATGAATTCTTATGAGATAATGGTGATTGATATAAAATATTTGGTAATTCGTTAAAGTAACCCATTAGTATCCAACTCCTTCACCACTACCATTACCTGGTAGATAATCTTCTGCATAAATTGGATTGAGTTCTTTGAATGTTAAATCCATTCTCATATTTACGGGTGTTCCATCACTATATGAGGTGTAAGTTCCAGAATTTGTATAATTAACATTCATTCCAGTCAATGCAGCTAATTTCATTCTATTTAAAAATGGATGTGCTTTTCCATCTCTTAGATATTCTAGTTGAAATACATCTGGTGATTTTAAAAATATACCTTGAGCACTATCATTAAATTCACCTGCTCTTGGTGACATTGATTGTTTTAAAGAACGAATGATTGCTTTTACCACTCTTGCTTCCTTTGAACTTCTTGGTGAAAAAGTAATACTATATGGGAAAGATCTTAAAGTCATACCTTGAAATAATAGTTCAAGATTATTATTCATTATTTGACCCGTTGATCTTGCAATAACACTTTGTGCTGAGACGTTTGAACCTAGTGTACCTATTGCTGCTCCAGATATTGCTGCACGAACTGCATTTCGAGTTTGGTCAGTTAAACCACCTATATCAGCTCCAGACATCATAGCTCTAATTGCTGCTTGAGATTTTTCAATACCACCTACAACTCCTTCTTTCATAAATTCTGATGCTATTGCTAAACCAGCAAGTTCAAGAGCATTTATTCTATCATCACCCCAACCTACATTATTTGAATCATTTACTTCTTGTGGCATTGGTAATTCAATATTATACTTTGTCTTAGACCCTCTCATTCGAGTATTAGCATCTGTAAATTTTGCACCTAATTTTGGTTTAGGGAGTGTAAAACCAAACCCTGCTACTTCTTCTTGTAGTTTTTTTGTATTAACCTCTTGTTTTAAACCTTTACCTCTGTCTATAAATGGAAGTAAATTAGTGCCTTCTATAGTAAAGTTTTTCCCACCCTCACTAGGTGGAGTATATTGTATACATTTAATTCTTAAAGTATCACCCGTGGTTTCTTGCATTGTTCTTGCAATGGGATATGACATATAAGCATTTTTACCGAAAGATGCAGGTCTAGGTTTTTTTGTTTTTTTTGCATCTTTTCCACCAGAAATTTTGATAGTTTCTCCAGAAACAGCAGTCGCACCAATATCTATTTCTTGCCCTGAGCTATCAAGAAAAGTGCCATCATTAGTAAAAGTAACGTATTCTTCTGCCATCAAAATATAATTTTTAACTATTTAGTATGATTTTGACAAAAGGTAAAGTTCTTAAATCTCTTAACTCCATTTCATCTACTTGGTATAGTCCACCAACTACTTCAGGAAATGTATATTGCCTCATTTCTCCCCAATGATAGTTCAATCCTTTAAAACCCCATTGAAAAACATCAGTCACCGCAACAAGTGGATGTGAATCATATGCAATGCCAGGTGTTTTTGCACGATATACGAAAACATAAAAATTACCTGCTACAGGAATATTACTTCCTTCAGTCAGAACACCTAATACTTCTGTTGCTAAATCATCGGCACTTTCAGTACCATAAAGATTTTTTATTATAGGATCTATACGACTCATATGTCTAACTCTTTTTCTGTAATTACTTTAAATTCCCACATACGGTCAGCACAATATTCTCTTGCTGCTTTCCATTTTGCTTGGTTTCTTGCATATTCAAATGCTTCACGAATGTAACCTTTAGTTTGTCTTTTTGGTCTTTTTGGTTTAGTTGTTTGTTTAAGTGGTTTCACTTCAATCAGGTATCTTTTTATTTTACCTGTATTCTCTTGAACTTTGATATAAAAGTCTGGGAAGTATCTATGTACTCGACTATCATGAGGTGAGATATATGGAAGAGCAATTTCCTCACTTCCCCATTCAAGAATCTTAGTATTCTTATCACAGTACACCATAAATTTTCTTTCCCAAAGTGACCTGTAAATTATATTAGTCGGATCACCCTTGTATTTTTTAGGATATGATGGATAGTATTTTCCCCTATAAGCCATCTAAATAACTATACTATAGTAAGTATTTAGAGTGCCAGCACCAAGACCAAGAAGAATATCAGATATATTACCTAAGTTGCAAAATGTAGCTCAGACATCGCAGTTTCTAGTAAAATTTGTTTTACCAAGAGGTAGTTTGAGAACAAATATGAGACGAAAGGGTATAAATGATCGTTTTATATCAGATAACATAGGTTTGCTTTGTAGCGATGCAGTATTGCCAGGTAGTGCAATGGCAGCGTTAAATACTGCTGGTGATTCTCAAGGTTTAATTGAAAAGTTTGCACATACACGTAATTTCACTCAAATAAATTTTGATTTTTATGTCGATAATGAATATAAGTCATTAAAATTTATTGAACATTGGATGGAATATATTTCAGGTCAATCAGGTGCAGATCCAGCAATGGATTCTTACCATTTTAGAATGGCTTACCCTACTGATTATAAATCGAATGATACAAGAATAGTCAAATTTGAAAGAAATCATTCTCAATTCTTAGAGTATAGATTCGTAGGTTTATTTCCACTCGCACTAAATTCTACAAGAGTTTCATATCAAAATTCTCAGGTATTAAAAGCAACAGCAACTTTTTCTTATGACAGGTATATTTGTGGGCAATCAGATTCACTTTCAAGAGCATTAGGACTTGATTTTAATAATACTAGGGGAAGAACAGGTAATGGAAATACAAACTACAATGCTGAAAAAGATTTAAATGAATTAGTAGGACCACTTGCTGGATTATCCTTATTAAATCCAGGAACTCGATTCGATAGAATCAATAACCGTACTCAAACTAGTCTTAATCAACAGAGTTCATTAGGATTTGAAATTCAGTAATTAATTAACCTTTTGAAAACCTCTATAAATAATTTTACTGAAGTGTAGTAATTATTATGCCTTTACCAACCATTTCAACTCCAACGTATGAGTTGACTCTTCCTTCGTCAGATAGAAAAATAAAATATAGACCTTTTCTAGTTAAGGAAGAAAAGATTCTTATTCTTGCAATGGAATCTCAAGACACAAAACAGATCGCAAGAGCTGTTAAAGATGTCATTTCAAAATGTATACTATCCAAGGGTATTAAAGTTGATAGACTTTCAACATTTGATATTGAGTATTTGTTTTTAAATATTCGTGGCAAATCTGTTGGTGAACAAATTGAAGTGATGGTCACTTGTCCTGACGATGAAAAGACACAGGTTCCTATGTCAATTAATATTGATAGTATTAAGGTTCAGAAAGATGATGATCATTCACCTGATATTGTATTAGATGATGTTTACACATTAAGAATGAAATATCCATCATTGACCGAATTTATTAAAAATAACTTTGGTGCTCTTGATGAAATGAGTGTTGATGATACTTTTGATTTGATTGCATCTTGTATTGATCAGGTTTATTCTGCAGAGGAATCTTGGGCATCTGAAGAATGTACGAAGAAAGAATTAACATCATTTGTTGAATCTTTAAATTCAAATCAATTCAAAAAAGTTGAAAAGTTCTTTGAGACAATGCCTAAATTATCTCATACTGTTAAAGTGATGAACCCAAATACAAATGTAGAAAGTGAAATTAAAATAGAGGGGCTGCAGAATTTTTTCGGATAAGTATGGCACATGAAGATTTAGTGTCATACTTTAAATTAAATTTTGCCATGATGCAGCACCATAAATATAGTTTAACTGAACTAGAGAATATGATACCGTGGGAGAGGGAAATTTATGTATCACTCTTACAACAATATGTTGAAGAAGAAAATCTAAAAGCACAACAACAAAATAATGGATGAGGAACAAGGACTAGGATCGCCACTCGCAGGAGGGTTAAGAGATATTAGAAGAAATGTATCTTCTAGTATTTTTGGTGGTCGTAGTGCTCCAAATCAAGTGCAAGGTGATAATGTTTCTACAAATTTAATTTCAAGAAACTCTTTAGCACTATCTAATGTTTCTATGCAACTTGGGGGAATATCAGATCAAGTAAAAAATATCAATTCATCTCTGACTACAATAAAAGATAATTTAGCAATAAGTGATGATATAGAAAAAAAGAAGGAACTTGCTAAAAGAAAAAGAGAAGCAATATTAGCAGAGCAAGGTTTAAGAGAAGGAAAAGAAAGTGATTTAGAAAAGAAAGTACAATTTGCATTATTATCACCCGTTAGAAGAGTTGCTCAAGTAGCAAAAGGTATTTTGGGAAGACTAGGTGAATCTTTATTAATTCTAGCTGGTGGTTGGTTAACAACTCAAGTACTTCAATTTTTAAAATTAAATTCAGAAGGTAATATTGAAGCACTGAAAAAATTTAAAGACAGATTTCTCAAAGATTTACTAATAATTGGTGGAATTGTTTTAGCTACAACAGTTGGATTTGGAAAGATATTCACACTTGTAAAAGGTTTAGGTGCGTTATTATCAAGAGTAACCTTTAGTGGATTTGTATTAAATTCCTTTAAGAGTTTGGGTTCTTTTATATTAGGTAATGTTGCTAAATTTTTAAAGTTTATAAGAAGCGGATTAAGAGGAATAGGAGGAATAAGAGGATTTAATTTAGGAAGATTAGTATTACCTGGTGCATTTATTTTTGAGGATAAAATTAAAAAAGCAGTCTCAAATTTTTTCAGTAATCGAAAACCTTTTGATCCTATAACAAAAGGTAAAGCAACTGGTGGAACTGGAATATTAAATAAATTGCTTAACAAAAGTCTAATTCTATTACTTTTAGGTCTTGAAACATTTAGTGGGAAAGCAGAATTAGAAAAAGCAGGATTGAAACCATTTCAATCCTTCATAACGTCATTTTCAAGAGCATTTGCTCAATTTGCCATGTTCAATGCTTTTGTTAATGCTACAGCTTTCGGTGTTGGTGGAGCATTCGCTGGAGTTGGTGCTTTACTTGGTAGTGTTTTTCCAGGAATAGGAACTGCAGCAGGTGCAGCAACTGGATTTGGTATTGGTATGAAGGTTGGAACTGCTTTAGGTGTTTTAGGATTCTTCTTCCCTGGCACAGCTAAAAAACTAACAGGTGGATTTGTAGATATAGAGAAATTCTCACAAAAAACTGATAAATATGCAACTAATGTTGGTATGAGAGCTTCAGGTGTAGATAAGGATAAGCAAGAAAAAGTTAGAAATAATATCTTTAATACAAATAAAAATTCAGAAGAAGAAAATAATAGTGAAAATTCAGATACATCAATAAGGGGAGTATCTCTTGGAGGTGGTGAAGTGGTTCCATTCAAAACAGTAAATAATGGAGAAAACCTATCCTTAAGTGATAATACAGCAAATATAATTGATGCAACAACGGGAAATGGTAAAAATGGGGGTACATCAGTTGCAAGTGGTAATAGTGAAAATAGTGACGAGGTTCCTACCATTGACTCATCAAACAATAATGATAATCAAACAATTGTGGCTGCAGCAATTATGAATCTTAATCTAAAATAATGTCAGAACAAAGAAAATCACTTTTAAGATCATCGATTAGTATAAAATCTATAAGGAGTTCTGCTACTCAATTTTCTAAGAGTTTGCAAAGATCAAATATTCTTGCATCTCAAATTGCTAAAGGAACAAGACAAAGTAATATCTTTAACAGTAAGATGATATCGAAAGAAGATGAATATTTTAGAAAGAGAAGGGAAAATGTAAGAAGAAAGGATAGAGAAGATGAACTAGAAGCATCAAGTGTTAGTGGTGTGACAAAGAGAGAAGGAAATATACTTCAAAAAAGTACAAAAGGATTTTTAGGAAGAATACTTGATTTCTTTGGTATTGTTTTGATTGGATGGTTTGTAAATAGATTACCTGGTATTATTAAAGCAATCGGTAATGTAATAAATTTGATAAAACGAGCAGTAGGATTTTTAACTGGATTTATTGATGGTGTAAAAGATTTTCTGACAGGTGTTGGAGATGGTATTCGTGCAGCTATAGATGCTTTACCTAAATTTGATTTTCTTCAATTTAAAAATGAATCTGAAAAAACCTTAAAAGAGACTGAAAATAGAGCAGATAAACTTAATAAAGAATTTTTCTTTGGACTTCAAAATTTTGGTAAAGATGTAACTAATAGTATGGAAGATCCTGATGTAGATCCTAGCACTGGTTTACTTTATTATGGTGATGATATTGAGAAACAAATGCAACAACAATCATCAAATCAGAATCAAGGAAATAATGAAGAGGAAGAATCATCAAATGAAACTGATGAAAATACTAAAGAAACTGGTGATGGCACACTTATATCTGGAGTGACGATTGAAGATGAAAAATTGCAAATTGAAGAAGAATCTCAAGAGCAAAAAAATATAGCATTATTAAAAAAAATAGATGAGCAATCAGAAAGATTAAAAAACATATATGATGGGAAAGAAGATAAAGTTTCTAAGAAAATTGATGAAAATATGTCATCATTTGGACCTAAAAATAGTGAATCTGGTAGTGGTTTTGATGCGGGTGCATTCACAGAAGCAACAGAAGAAGATATAAACAGAGAGAAAAAATTAGATTCTGAAGATGGTGAAACAACTGATGATAACACTTCAATGGGAACACCAGAAGTTGGTGATTACTTTGTTACTAAAGGTGGTCAAGGAAATAAACAATCTTTTTATCATGTATTACAACCAAATGGTAAAATCAAATCTTTAGGTAAAAATAAAAGACCTGATGGTGGTAGTCAATTCTCAAGAAGTCAAATTGTAGCAGTAGGAAATAATATTAAACAAAAAAATGTAAATGGTATTCCTACTGATGAGTCTAAACTCACTATAACTGCAGTTAGTATTGATGGAAAAAATATATTGGTTGACTCAGCTAAGAAAAACCAGTATAATTTAGAAATGATGTTTAAAAAAGATCGACCAACTATAATATTAAAAGATTTTGAGACCATTGCACCCAATATCAAACCCCCTAGTTTCACTAGTGGTGGCACAATAAATTTTGAGGTCAGCAAGTCTAATGATGGAATATCTCTTGGAAAAATCCATTCTCTTATATTAGAAGGTATTTAAATGTCAGCAAAAGACGCATCAATTTACGAAAAATTTACCATAGAATCATCAGATGGATCAAAAACTGTTGATATAAAAGAAGGTGTAGTTGGATTTATTTACTATGAAAATATCTTAGCACCAGCACTAACAGCGACTGTTGTAGTTGTTAATACTGGTGGAACTATTGAAGGAGATGATGGTAAAATGCAAGGTTTGTATAATGGATTACCATTAAGAGGTGGAGAGAGAGTTATAATAAAAATTGCAGGTAATTCAGAATCTAATGAAGGATTGGATTTTTCAAAAGATCCAACTCAATATTTTTATGTTGCTTCTATATCAAATGTTTCTGTTGATGCTGAGAAAGAGATATTTACCTTACATTTAGTATCTAGAGAATCAATTACAAATCAAACAGTTCGAGTAGGTAAAAAATTTCCAACCTCTCAAACAATTTCTGATTCAGTAAAAGATATTATAAAAGAATATTTAAAATCGGATAAAATAGGTTCAATTGATGACACACAAAACAAATATGGATTTATAGGTAATTTAAAAAAACCATTTACTATTCTCACATGGTTAGCATCAAAGTCTGTTGCCTATAATGGTCCTAGTAAAGACAGTACTGCAGGATTTTTATTTTATGAAACCCAAGATGGGTTTAATTTTAAATCTGTTGATAATTTAATTCAACAAGCACCATATGATAAAGATTTCATTTATAATCCAGGTGTTGTAAATTCAGATGATCCTAGTAGAGATTTTAAAATTGCAAAATATAGTGTTGATCGAAATCAAGATTTATTGGGTAAATTGCAGAGAGGTGCATACAGTAGCCAGAGATATTATATAAATCCAGTATCATTTGCTCCAGACATTAGACATTTTAAATCAAGTGATTATATGGGAGTTGTAAATAATTTGGGAGATGAACAAATATCTTTACCTAATATTGGGGATGATGGTTCTTTAGGTAGTTTGCCGACTCGTATATTTGTTGGAATGTTAGATGTTGGTACTATAGAAAAAACTGCTACTGATAAAGGATGGAATGATCCTGTGGAAATAAATGCAGATCCAGCAAAGACACAAGCACAATCAATGATGAGATATAATCAATTAATGTCACAAATTGCTGAGATTACTATACCATTGAATACTAATTTGACTGCTGGTGGAGTAATAAGATGTATATTTCCAAGTATTGATATGGAAAATAAAAAGAGTCCTGATACTCAATCTAGTGGTCTATATATGATTAGTGAACTAGCTCATTATTTTGATGGAAAAGGTTCTTACACAAAATTAAAAATAGTTAGAGATTCATCAGGAAGAAAATGATAGAAAATAATTTACTCAAAACTAATTTCTTAGGTAAAGATGGATTCCGTTGGTGGATTGGACAAATCGCACCTGAAGAAGCACAAGGAGATCAACTTAATCAGATAGGTAGTGCTTGGGGTGTAAGATTAAAAGTTCGTATCTATGGTTATCATCCTCCAGATGAAACTGAATTAGCAAATGATGATTTACCTTGGGCACAAGTATTGTTATCAACTCAAGGGGGTTCAGGAAAAGCAAACCGTGCAAGATCACTTCGCATTTCACCAGGTGATGTTGTTATGGGATTCTTCCTTGATGGTGATGATGCACAACTTCCTGTTATACTAGGAATATTTGCAAATACTAATTCATATTATGGTGGGGATGGTGAATATACATCACCCTTTCAACCATTTACAGGATATACAAGTAAGATAAAGCCAAATCCAGATTTTATTGCAAAAAATGAGGGAGGAGATAGTTTTTATGGTAGTCAAAAATCACCAAGATTTTTAACAAAGGAAATAATTAAAGATTTAAATGAGCAACTAGAAAAAGGAAAAGCTCAATTAGAGGAAATTTTAGATTCTGAAGAATTAAAATCAGGATTGAATAATGCTACATCAGAATTAAATTCATTTTTAAATTCGGGAGAATTAAAATCAGGATTGAATAATGCTACATCAGAATTAAATTCATTTTTAAATTCGGGAGAATTGCAAGAGGGAATTAATACAGCACGATCTCAATTGGATGGTGTATTAGCAGGTGCTGCTTCTGAAACTGGAACTGGAATAGGCGATAAAAAAGAACTTATTGAAAACCTAAAGAAAAAACTTGCCTTCCCAGATATTATAGCAGATAAAGATATTGGTAGGGAAATAGATTTTGCAAGTGGAATTAAAGGTGTTGCAGAGAATTTTAAAATGACCAATGGTGTAAAAACAGAACTCAAAAATTTACTTGGTGCAACAGATTTTAAAAATTTAGTTCCAAAGGATAAACTTAAAGAAATGGCTAATGTTTCAAAATCAATTGTTTCAAAAACAAAACCTATGATTAAAGATATGGTGAATACGACTTTTGATGATTTAGCACCAGCATTGAACGGTGGAGTAATAAAATTAGGTAAAACTGAATTTAGCAATGTTTTTAATTCTACAGGAAATTTAGCTCTTGCAAAAAAAGCAGC